GATTAATTTGGATTTGGTTTATTGCCCTTTCACGAAAACATAATAACAGGCAAGGGGACGGGCGTCAACCCCCTGCCTCTGTTTGTTTTTTCATACTCGCTACTTTTTGCACAAGTTCATCAAACATTTCTTCAATAGTTGTGTTAGGTGTAGCACCTAACATTATAACACCCTGTTTCATTGTGTCAACAACTGACTTTGCCTCAGGGTCATCGCTCAGTTTAGCACGAGCATAGAATATCTTTTGTTTGTCTATTAATTTTTCTAGAGCTTCAAAGTATTCCATCTTCCTATCTTTATCAAGAAGAACAAAATTCATAGCAGATCTAAAACAGAACTGCTGCAACTCTAACATCTCTTGAATGTCACCTTTAATAATATCTGATTGAAAGAAGGTCATACCTTTTTGTCTTTGTACTTGTAAAACTTTTTAACATCATAACCAAATTTATCATGATGCATCTTGGGATCTAATCCACACATGTTTTTGTATAACATTTTCATTATATCAAAATAATACCAATGATGTGGAGCAAGATACTGTGGAGATGCACAGACATATATGTAATCAAATTTATATGAATCTAGTTTAAAACTCTCTTTCAATAGAGAATTGTAGTTCCAATCTAATTGTACCACATTATTGTCTAGTTGGGTAGAGTTCTGATTACCGATCCATGTGTAACTAGCAAGATTTTTATTCTTTACTAACCACAAAACCCAATCAGCTTGTGAAACAATATCATATTCAATGACTTCATTGTATTGTTCATTGACATAACATATGTCATGATGTTGATCAATATTTAAAATATTTATCTGTTCATCAACGTCTTGTAAATCAAAAAGAATACTATCATGTTCGTATCCAAAAGCAACGTTTGTACACTCAGCTAATGCTTTTGTATAGACATCAAGGATGAACAACCAGTTATCTATATTTACTTTGAAATGATCTTCAGAGTAGTAAGTATTCTTGTAGAATTCTCCCCACCTTTTATTACTGAAGTCATTACTATAAATGTTATCAACTAACTTAGCATAGTTATTTGATATGTAATCCAAATCAATGGTAAGAACATTCATACAAGCATTAATTTGGCACGACTAGTTTTCTTCATGAAGTTTAATTGTTGTGCTTCATATCTTAACTTCTCTTTCAAAGGTTTACTTATTAATTTGTTTACACTATCTAATTCAATTTCATTCTCTTCACAGTAGTGGATGACAGAATCAATGTAATTCATTTCTGGATTGTGTAGTGCAATCTTCTCCACCTCCTGCGAGAACTTCGCAGATGTCATAAATCTATCCTCTAATAATTGTTTCTTGTCCATGCCGTTCTTGATACTCCGAGATGTAGCTCATCAATGTGAGAAAATATTCTTTCTTAGGAGGATGCACTACAACTTGGGTCTCTCCGTTTTCACAAGCAACGATTGTGACGAGCTGTTTAACAGTCATCCCATATTTTTCTTGCAACATACATGCGTATGCTGTTTCTTGAACGAAGTAGTCGTATAAGTATTCTTCACGCTTAGGATGTTCTGCTGTCTTGAAATCAATAATGGACAGCACTCCATCAAACTCAGCGATACAATCAACGCGACCTGCCAATTCTAAATGCTTGGAGTAGAGCGCAGCTTCCTGTAAGATGATATTATTTATACGGTCTAGAGTATCCCTAGAATGGTGGAACATGAGCACAGGAAGTGGATACTTCTTGTACTTTTTTAGGTCTAATTCGTTGTTAAAATAATCCTCTGCAATAGAGTGATACTTTGTGCCGCGACCTGTAGCACGAGTGGTTTTAGCATTAGCTTTATCCTCTCCTACTCTAGCACGCCAACGTGCAATATTTGCTTTCTTTTTAGCATTGTTACTAATCACTGTAGTGACGGATGGAAACTTGTATCCCTCAGGTGTGAGGTACATACGTTTTCCATTTACCATCTCAGCAGACATCTCAATAGGATCTATGCCACCTACGTGATTAAAGAGTTTCATAAACCCAGATTGATTTTGTTAATAAGATAAGACTTAACAAGACCAGAGCGAACGATGTCCTCAATACCAAACTCAATCATAGAAAACTCTTCCATGTTCTGTAAGATACGTTGGAAGTCAATGATGCCTGTGCGTTCACTGATCTTTTGTAGATCAGTTTGTGCTGCATCACCACAGAATATAATTTTACTGTCTTGTCCTACACGAGTGATGATACTATCTAACTCATGGAAGTTTAAGTTCTGACACTCATCAATTATAACAATAGAATTATCTAATGTAGTTCCACGAATAAAACTGGTAGACCAGAACGAGATAGTTTCTTGTGCCTTAAGATTATCATACAACATTTCATACGAATTGTCATCAGGCATTTCAAACATTGCCTGTACCATATTCTTATATGGTATCTGATACAACGATGACTTGTCTTCATGATCGCCAGGTAGGAAACCAATCTCTCTAGTTGCTACTAAAGATCTAACAATATAGATCTTTTCATATGGTGAGTAATCATCTAATACTTCCTTGAGTGCTTTGTACAAAGCTACAAAAGTTTTACCTGTACCTGCAACACCATAGGCATAGATCATCTTACCTTCATCCCATGCATCAAACATTACCTTTTGATTATCGGTAAGAGGTTCAATGGGAAGCATGTAGTCTTGACTAATTGGTTTACGACGCTTCATTTGTTTAGCAGTCATACCTTGACCAGGTGCTTTAGTCTTCTTTTTTACTGGCATATTAGTATCTGTATTTCTCAGTGATAGTTTTGTTGTTTACATATTCTGCTTTGGGAAGAACTTTATTTTTCATAATGTCTGCCCAACCAGGATGTGTGGTTGCCATCTTGTCTCTCCACTCTCCTACCTCACCAGCAGAAGCAACTCCTGCTTGCCAATCTTTATCCCAATCGGGATTGTCTTTTCTCCACTGTTCATATTCTTTCATGGTCATGGAGAGTTCTTTCTTCTCTTCAGTTTTTAAATTTTTTACTGGGTATGTTGGCATTAGTTCCACTCCAAAGCTTCAGCACAAATAGGAAATTGTTCACAGAATACACGCTTTGCATCGTTAGCGATGTCCATGTGTTCTTTTTGAGTGCCATGAGCACTACGTAGATCTATATAGTGGATCCAAGAACGACATGATCCCGTCATGTAAATTCTGGTAGGTGTTGCTAAAGGTAGCACCATTCTAGCACACTCTTTTGCAATTCCAAGTCTCAACATTTGTTGATACAAATCCATTCCTTCATCAAAGTAACGTTTAACTGCAATCTCAATTTCTTGTTTTTTAAATTCATCAACATCATCAATACTATTCTGTCTGTTCTTATCATCTTGACGACGTAGATCAAACATAGGAACGTTAGTTGACAGCATAGAACTGTCAGCATATCTCTGTGAAAATTCTTGGAAAGTAAATGATCTATGTCTTAAGATTTGAGCTGCTATTGCTCTTGTAGTTTCAATCTCCAATGTCATATGAGCTTGTTCAAAGACAGACCAATGCTGATGATTGATACAATATTTAAGGAGTCCTGCAACCTTAGGATTCTCTTGGTTGTTCGGGTTGCTCACTCGTGCCACGTAACCCATCGTCTTCTCTGCTTCTGGTGTTACTGTTACTAGTTTCACTGAATTCATTAAATCCTTTTTTTCTCCTTAGTTTTTTAAGTTTAAGTTCATGTTTTGCATTGTTAAGTGTCTTCTTCATGTAGTGTAATTCTACATCAGAATACAACTGATCTTGTTTAAGTGCTGATTTGATTAATTTGATTTGGTCTTTGAGTCTCATACTCTTTGAATGCTTCTTTAATTCCTGTGGTTGAGTCATGATTTAACACCCAGTCAGTACAAAATTCATAGAGATCTTTTCCAATTCCAAACTCTTTTAATGATAGTAGACACTCTCTTCTTTGGAGCATCTTTTCATCTGAATAATTAATCTGGGTATCCATCGTCGTCATCTCTCCCTTGTGTGTAAGCGTGATTGTTTCCGTTGGTGCGATAAGCATCTACGTCAGAGTATACCTCAGATTCTAACACATCTAGTAAAGATTGCAAGCTCTTGACGATGTTTTTTAACTTCCCTCTATCCATATTTATGTTGACAGTAACAATAGTATACCATAAAAAAAGAGGGGTCGCAACCCCTCTGGATTACACTATCATGTAATTAAGACTTTACTGCGACTCCTCTATAGACGAGTTTTGCATCTGTCTTACTGTCCTTATTTGGACGGTTGTCTGTGTCATACTTAACACCACGATAAGTAACTTGTGCCATCGGTTTTCTCCTAAAGTAGTTGGGATTGTAGCCCCGTTCCTTCAGTCTTTCCGTCTCTTACGAGATGAACGATGCGTTCCTAGACTTACTTGCGTCCAATTGACCATGCCTTGCAATTTTTTTCTGGTACTTTGGTGTAGAAGTAATCAATAAGATACTCCTTAGCATCTTGGATGTGATTCTCATCGCTGAGTATCTCAATCCTTGCTTGGTTCCATTCGTCACATGACATTTCCCAGTGGGTCGCATCATGTTCAGCAAATAGAAGTGCCAGTAGTGCTAGACTATGCATTGGATGAACGTATGTTAGTATTCTAACACAATTATTTAGAAGTGTCAAGTTGTAACAACGATGACATTTCTAAACCTTAATCAATTCTTAATTTCCTGATAAGTAGAACTTATCTCCTCCTGCTTTGCAAACTCTCTTTACTGTAGCGTCATAAATTGGTGGGTCTGCAAAAATTAATCCTCTTGTAAAATCAAATGCTTCTTTATATCTACGAAACTTAAACACATCATCATAGGTGCTTGCAGACACAAGAACTCCATCACTTCTTTGGTATCTCAATGTCTTCCACACAGTGGGTTCATCTAACTTCCTGTAGAAGATTGCCCACATTCCTGTTGGATATGATTTATCTGATTCTGCAATCATTTTTTCTTTTTACCTTTTGGTGGTTCTTTTTGACTTGGATCTTTC